GGCCGCGCCGTGGGCCCCCGGGTTCTGCTATGCTTAGACTTGAAGGAGGACGATATGTCAGAGATTTATTCAATGCCGCCAGAAACTCGAGCAGGATTGTCGTTTGATTATTCTGTGTGGTCTGCGGGCAGTGTCATCACGATGGTTAATGTGCCTTTCGATAACACGTATCGGGATATTGTTGATTGGAAGTCGTATGGCCATACGCCTTACGCTTATGTTAAGTCTTTTAATAACCTGCATAAGGTTGAGATTAATCAGATGACCTACCTTGCGCAGGGTAAGCCGATTCGCATTCCTACGCCTTTCACTAAAGCGAATCAGTATAACTATGTTATGGTTGAGAACCCGGGGCGCCCCGTTAACAACATTGGTTTTGAAGGTTACACGCCTAGCGTGTTTTTCTATTTCATTACTAGCATTGACTACATTGCCCCCAATACCACACAGTTGACACTTCAACTTGATGTTTGGACCACCTACTATCAGCGGATCAACTTTGGCCGTAGTTATCTCGAGCGCGGGCATATGGGTATTGCGGCAACTGATTCTTTCGATAACTACGGAAAGAACTGGTTGACCCAGCCTGAGGGCCTGGACATGGGGTCAGAGCACCAAATTATCCGAACCTACCGGCGATTGCTGGCAGATGTTAATAATTACGATTATGTTGTGATTGTTACTTCTACAACAAAACTTGACGCCAATAATGGTTACGGTGACGAAAACAATCCCCGCGTATCTATGGCCACTTCCTCGCGAACCGAAGGAATCCCTAACGGTACCGAAATTTATGCGTGCACCGCAGGTAATTTTAAATCCGGTATGGAAGGGCTTCGTTATTACCCCTGGGTTGCGCAGGGAATTGGGTCAATTACTATTGTCCCTAAAGATGTTGTTGACTTAAATGCCGGCGATAAAGTTAAGGTTGGTGAGAAAACAGGTCAAGGAACGTGGACATGGTTATCCGACAATAGTGTTTACATTAATCGTAATTATTCGTTGACTGACGCTAGTTTTAGGAATGAATTTCTTTCGTTACTCCCTAAGGAATATCGGGAACTTAAGAAATTCGTGACATCGCCATACTGTATTGTTGAGTTGACAACATATTCAGGGAATCCTGTTGAATTTCGCCCTGAGTCTATCCGCACAGCGGGAATTAACATTAATCAGTATGCCCATGTTGTGCCGCCTAATCCGTCCCTGTTTTTCACTATCCGGGACTACAACACAATCACCGAATCTGTGATTGTTGAGCGCCGCGCAGGTAAGGTGACTAACGAGTACGGTGAGGGCTGGGATATGTGTACCGGATACACATCTCTCCCCACATTCTCGGCCGTCAACAATTCCTCGCTGAATGCACTTGCTTCGTCGGCACACACTGCGGCGGCTCAGGTGAATAACGCGAAGTGGCAGCAGCAGCGCGCTCAGCGCGCAGCGACGGCGGCGCGGGATGTGGCTAATGCGGGTATTGCTGCGACTCAGGCGGGTGCCGAGAACAGTATGTGGGGTAATTCTGCCATGGCGGATTCCCAGTCGCGCTATAACAATATGAGGGCGACTGTTCAGGCAACTCAGGGTGCTATGACGGCACTTGGCGGTGTTATGGGGCTGAATGGTTCGGCGGCTGGTGCTGGTATTGGTCAGGCGGCTACGGCTGGCGTGTCTGCGATGATTAATAATTCTCAGGCACAGTCGACTGCGAATATTCAGAATCAGTTGGCTAGTGGTGCTTCGCAGATTTCTCAGCAGCAGCAGAGAACTGTGCGGGACACTAATTATGAACTTGCTCAGTTTGCCGCTAACGGGGACTATGAGGCGGCTATTGCTTCGATTAATGGTCAGCGTCAGGACATGCAGGTTATTCCACCGTCCGTGGTTGGTCAGACGTCGGGCTATGTGTCTGCGATGGTCTCCAACGGGCTTGTGATTGATGCTAGAATTAGAAGTGTTTCGCCAGCGGCTATGCGCAGTATTGGTGATTTCTGGCTTAGGTATGGGTACTTGATGAATACTTGGATTAAGTTCCCGAAGACACTTAGCCTTATGACCGAATTTACATATTGGAAGATGGCTGAGTGCTACTTGGTTGACACAACTATTCCTGAGGGTTTCAAGGCTAGTGTGCGAGGAATCTTCGAAAAGGGTGTGACTGTGTGGCGTTCTCCTCAGCGTATCGGTAACACGAACGTTCGCAATAACAGGATTGACAAGACAGTTAGGGTGACCCTTAGTGAGTAAAAAGGATTACGTGCTTAACGGCATTTACAAGAAAATCATGGCATCTCCCCCGTCGTCATCCGAAGCGCGACAGGCGCAACTCGAACACATGTACCGACGTCAGTTGATGGGCAAGTGCCTTTCCCGATTTACTTGGGAGGGACTGCCTAATGGGATTGACCCTCGTTTTATTGAAGCAACTATCTTCAATAACGGGTACTCTGTGTTTTATTTCGACAGTTTCTTTGAGTTGTTTATGGCAATGCCCGCTACGATCTCGGGGCCGCTGGACATTCAGGATAACCCCACGGGGTATCGCGTCACCCGCAATGGTGTCTATTCTCGTGAGGTAAGTGCTTCGGATTCGGTGTGTATTTGGGGCAATCAAGTTCGGGAGCCGGAAATTGATGTAGTACTTTCGTATGCTGCACGGCTTGCTCAGATTGACAGGACAATTGAAATTGATCTGCTGAATGAGCGTAACCCGATGATCGTTGCTTGCTCGCAGGACCAGCGTCTCACCATTCAGAATCTTATCTCTAAGATTTATGATGGCGAACCCGTCGTGTGGGGCACCGAGAATATGAGTATGGACAATCTCGCCAACACGATAGGTGTGTTCCCGCTTAACCAGAATGCTGGTGCTGGCGCTGTTTCCTCGATCAAGCACATGGAGTCCAAGTCCAAGATTTGGGGCGAGGCGCTCACAATGCTCGGGATTATGAATGTGAATTCTGAAAAGCGTGAGCGCATGGTGGTTGAGGAAGCGGCCGCTAATTCCGGGCAGGTTCTCGCATCTCGAGAGTCGTTTATGAAGCCGCGCGAGTTGGCTTGCGAACAAATTAATGAGAAATTCGGGCTTAACGTGTCATGCTATTGGGCTGTAGACGACAATGCTGCACCGAACCTTAATGACTATCTTGCTAGTTCTAATTTGACAACCTATGGGGGTGACGATGGCGGTAACAACGATAATGCTTCGTGACGTTGTGCGGATTACTGATGACCATATTGGCCTTGATGATTATCCGATCTTCGACGAAGCATACAGGAAAACACTGAATGATCGGATTAAGAAGACCTATTGGCTTCAGGAGATCGCACACGAGACAATTGATATCTTTATCTGGCGGTTAAGCCTTAAGATGGACCTGATTATGCCCCGGTATAATCGAATGTATCTGGCTGAGCTGCAAAACACGGACCCGCTTGAAGGCAATCGCCACTACAGCGAGACCAGTCAGGACGGCAGGTCCCAGAACTCCGGGATCAACCACCAGACTGGTAGCGGTAGTGGCACCAACAAGTCCAAGGGGCGCACCGTAGGCTCGGACACGCCCCAGACCCGCCTTGCGGGCGATGGGGACTATGCTACGAGCATCAGCGATGCATCTACTTCGGGCGACACTACATCGCGTAACGAGTCGGATAGTACGTCATCATCAAACAGCAACTATGTCAATAATCAGCACTCCAGTTCATGGGGCTATTCCGGCTCTAAGGCGCGAGCAATTGCTGATTATCGGGGGACATTGCTTAACGTGGATGACCTAGTGATTGCTGAACTCAGTGAACTTTTCATGGGGCTGTGGGACACGGATATGCCGCACACTCCCGGCGGGTTAGTTAATGGATTTACCTATGGTCTAGGATTTGGAGGATATTATGGCTACTGGTGACGACATTATCGGGTCAATTGATCAAGCGTTGTGGCGCGTCCAGTCACGCTCAGTGAACAACATTACCCCGTTTACCTATCGTGATGGGCTGACATATATTGACGTGCTTGAGCGAATTCGTTCCAGCGTCATTGATGTCATTACGTTCACGAATTCCTTTGGTGAGGAACAGGATAAGATCATCGCCAAACTGAATGAGACGGTCACCAACTTCATTACTGAGGTTGAGAAGACGCATTCAGGTTGGAACAAGGAACTGGACGCAAAGAAAACTGTGCTCGAGTCGCTAATCGAGGACTTCAAGCGGCGCCTTATTGACGCTGAATTCCGTGAGGTTGACGGCAACTACATTGAGGCGCCACTTAAGTCGCCTGCCGGTAAGCGGGTTACGCTGACGACTAAGGCGTGGGGTGATGCGCTTAAGACCCAGAACGCACAGTTTCAGGCTGACATTCAGGGAAAGTTGGATCAACAGCGCAGGGACTTTGACAACAGATTCCCCGCCTATTACACGAAGATTGAGGCTAATGACATCTTCCTCGAGGACCCCAAACTCACTGAGGGCGTTGTCATTGGTTCGTCTAATGCAACTATTGAAGCAAGCCACTGGACTGAGACTCTGTGTCGTGAGTTGGGACTTAACCCTAATGTGTACGCAATTGGTGGTGGCGGGTTTACTTCGACGTCTGACAATAATTTCCTGACACAGTTGGATAATGCTAAGCAGGGAATGTCTGAGGATAAGCGCCGTAGAACTAAGTACCTGTTTGTGATCGACTTGCTGAATGATATTCGGGCGCAGAATTCCGTGAGCGATAAAGCGTCAACATTTTTCAGGCTTGCGCGCCAGTACTTCCCTAACGCGGACATTCGAGTGCTTCCGGTTATCTTTAACGAGTCCTCGCTGAATGAGTATGTTCAGATGGCCCGCTCATGTGTTTCCCGGACGTTCGAGGTCGTCAATGCGGGCAAGCCCTACGGCGCCGTCGTCTGCGAGGGTTCTCGTGGTTGGGTGCACTGGGGAGACGAGCAAGCCAAGTCCTGGGACCAGGGGCCCGATAATGTGCACATGACTGCCTCGGGGTACACGCACGTCAAGGAACTATTTCAGGTGTGGCTCAAGGGTGGGTCGTCGTGGTTCAACCCTCCGGCGATGGCTCTGCACACGCTGTCTGACGGTACTGTGGCAAAGGACTACAACTACCTCACGTGCGAGCGCGATAGGGACTGGGTTTACATTCAGGGAACATTCAAAATTGGCACAAATAATGTGGGATACGATGGTCGACTAATGAGCATCCCCGGATGGGCGCGCCCCTACGATGGTGTTATGTCTACCATTATTGGAAATGACAGATCATACAAATATCTATATGTCGCTAAGACTGGTGGAATTTACGCTGGAGACATACTCTCCGCTAACCAGACCTATCAGGTGAACATGACCTACAAGATTTGGTGAGTAGACAGGAATGGCCTGCCCCGATAGAATTGGGGCAGGCTATTTCTGTTGGAGGAACTATGGCGTGGGACGCAACAGCCAAGAAAGTTGCGATTAAGGCGATTGGTCAGGTCGAGTCATCTATGGACTACTCGGCAATCAACTACAACGACCCAATTACCGTCGGAATCGCGCAATGGTACGGCACGCGCGCGGCGGCAATTCTGAACCGTATGCGCGGCGCCCATGCTACGGAGTATGCAAGCGTCGACAGTGGTTTCAGGTCCCGGCTCGAGTCTGTTCCTGAATCCGATTCGTCCTGGAACACCTATTACCTGTCTCGCCCTGTAGGCGATAGTCTCAAGCCGTTGCTTAATGCGAGCAAGGATATTCAGGGCGACCAGATTGTCAAGGACCTTGAAAACTATTTCAGTGTCGCTAAACAATATGGTATTAATCCCGATACCGACACGGACGCATTTATTCTCTGGTGCGTTGCCTATCACCAGGGACCGCGTTATGCGATGCAGGTCGCAAACCACTATAGCGGCGGTGGTCTTGGTGAGATGTATTCTGATATTATGTCCAACGGTGTGTTGGGTAGGTACAGTAATCGGTATACTCAGGCCAAAAACATTATTGCCGGCAAAGACACCAGTGGTGTAGGCGAGGGTGGCATTAGTGCAAATACTCCCGGTAATGGTGGAAGTGTTGGAAACAATACACAGACTGTTAACGTTTCTGGCGGGAAACTGATTATTAGTGCCGACGACAGTGGTATTCTCACGCTCCGCTCAAAGTTCGGTAATTATCAGATGTATTCCCGGGGCCATAATCTATGGGAAGTAAATCTCAAAGACATTCAACAGACGATCGTCGGTCAAAACCCCGCCGCCAAC